TCAATTAGCAGCATATGCTTCTGCACATAACAAGGTTTATGATACCAAGATTACTCAAGGTGTAATCTTAATGTGTACGCCGGATAATTTTTTTCAAAGATTTATAGTGGATGGTCAAGAATTTATCGATTGCCAAGAGGCATTCCACAAGAAAGTGGATCAATACTACAGGGACCAGGAGAACCAACCACAAGAAAAAGAAACCGAAAATAAGTAGATTACCTAATAAATTATACATTGTGTTTAAAATAAGGCAAATGTGTTTCAATTAAGGCATTATTGTACCCATTGTACCCTTTACCGAAACACCCTAAAGGTACAATTTTGCTTAAATTAATGAGTAAATTAGCCACTAATTGAGTTATATACTCTGTATACCCCTTTTTCAATGAAATTTTATTTTTTTTTTTTTTTTTTTTTAGGTGGGTACAATGGGTACAATCGTTATTCTTGTTGTATACCAACACTTATTTGGTCGTTTTTGTACCTTTTGCCTACTCATGAAAAAGGTACAATGGGTACAATTTTGATATCCGTCCACGTACCAGGCTCAAAAAGGTAGCAATACCAACGAAATATCTGAAACACTTCAATGTTTTATTTTTTTTTTAATTTTAATTTTATTAAGGAAGGGGTATACCAAGGAATGCCTGGATCAAAAAGAAAATCAAAGAGAAGAATTAGAAACAAAAAGACACTTCCCCTAAATTTAAAGTCTTTAGGTAGTGATATTTCCAAATATCCGTTTGTCCAAATAGAGTGGTTAGACATTGAGGGTGACGCGGGGTGGAGTGATACAAGAGCGTTGAACAAACTTTCATTACCTGTTTGTGTATCTCAAGGTTATTTAACGAGTCAAAAGAATGGTATTACTAGAATATTCACTGATTATATAAAAACAAAAGACAAAGAAACATTTGAGAGTATAGGCAACACAACTATTATCCCAACATCCGTTATTCAATCTATTAAAAAGATTTCATGAATATAGGCAGTGACGAGGATGTCAGTGTAGGAGGTATTAGTGAAGAAATGTATAATCTCCTTAGAGAAAAAGAAGAGGCCACAACTACAATGAAGAAGAGATCAGCTCGTAAAAAGATAATGGATTTAAAGAATAATATACGTAAATTTTTGCGTAAGATTAGGAAGAAGAATTAGATGTGGAATCCGGATCGGATTTTTTTTCTGACAATGGTTGTGACTCTTGTTTTTGGTCTTTACTTTGTGTCTTTGATTCCTCAGTAGCGGCTAGTATTTTTTTAGCTTCCAGTAGCTGTTCATTTTTTTCTTTAATTGTTTTCATACGACCGTAGAGCTGATCTAGGTTCATATCATCAATGCTACCATGTCTTATAATCTTTTGATCAATGTAATATCCGGCTACCTTGCCTCTAGCTATTTCTGTGGTAGCTGCTGCGGCTAGATTCTTATTATCTTTTGTGGCCTTATCCCTGATTTTTCCAAGTTCTTCCAGGTGACCCTCAAATGATATATTGTATTTTTCCCTTACTTCATCTCTAAGATTACTAATGAAGGCGCAGACAAGTGGGTAGTGTTTTGGATTAGTCATGATAGAACCTTCTCTGGATGCGTCAGAGTATCCCGCTAGTTTGGCTGCTTCTGTTTTGGTAATAGGAGTTCCCTCTACTCCATAAACTATGAGTTGGGCAAACTTCATTTGCTTGGGTGTTAATTGTTTTGCTGGTCCTGGCATAATGTTTGACAATATACAATACTTATTCTATAAGCGCAACAGAATGGCAATCAACGGAAAGATACTTAATCACGTCCTGAAGAAGTTTATGAAAGCTGATGCAGCTCAGAATGCAAGGGTCCAAGTTGAGTTACCAAACGGTGAGATGTACGACATGACGGATATTTTGCTACTCGAAAATGTGGTCATTGGGGACAATGAAACACATCGATTAGTGTTTAGATGTCAGAAGTCGCTCTTACCTTCGATGGGTAAAATCATTGGCAAGCTATAGGAAGGCTTGGGGTGGTTAGACCTATTATTAGTGAACGACAACTTTGGAAGAAATTAAAAAATGAAACTACCGGAATATCATGGACGAGGCTTGAAAACTGGGCTTTATTTGGTACTCCTGATTTATTGGGCTATACTAATAACGGGACCTTTTTTACCGTAGAACTAAAGACGACCGCCCCAAAAAACCCCAATTTGGTACGGTGTTCCCCGCACCAAATATCTTTTCACATTAAGCATGAAAAAAATACTTACGTGCTTGTTGCCTGCACCCTGGATCGGGGGCTTGTACGCTTGTACCCTGGAAAAAAAATTTTAGAGCTTGTTAACTTGGGTCTGAAGCTTGAACCCTTAGCTTGTGGTCTTGGTTCCTGCGCCCGGCTGCTTGAGCGCTTGTAAGCTTGTCGCCTTCCCGCCACCCGCCCTTTGGGGCATTTTCTTTATTTATTTTTTTGATTAGCTTCTTTAGAATCATTCTAATGTATTGGGTATTGAACCTCTTTAATATCTTTTGACCAGCAGGCGCGGCAGCTGCCGCAGTTGTTGCCCTGGAAGGATGCCGGGCACATGTGCCCGGCCCGGGCTCCATGACTCACCACGGTGGACCAATGCGTCCAGGCGTTGCCGGGTCTCGTATCATTTTTTGCATTGCTTAATCTTATTATTAAATTTTTAGGAATCTTAGAACCTGGAAGTGGTAAAAATTGGCGCTCCTGAGTCGGGAGCCAGTGATTGGTATCCGGTGTTAAATCACATATTTGAAAAATTTTTTTAAGGTGGTCAGCGCTCTGGATGTCTCCGCTATCATGCCATCTAAAATGTTTTTTACCTTTAATTAAAACGGCCATCGCTTCAACCCATTGAGGGTGTGTGATTGAGTCCAGGCGCCTGCTTAAGGCGTCTTTAACATTTGGAAAATTGTATCTACCTTTAAAAGCATAACATTTATAACATGGCGTTCCAGGGATCTCTCTGAGCTTAGCGCCAGTCTTGCAGGCGCTGGCTGGCAGGTTATAGCTGCCTTCAGGCATCTTGCCTGGTTTACTTAGGCCGCCGGTGATTTTACTTGCTTCTTTTTTTAACATAAATCTTATAATATCCTAGAGCTTGGGGCCTGTCAAGCTTGAAGGCTTGAACCCTGATTCTTTATGGGAGGGCCCACCCGCTTGGGAGCTTGAACCCTTATTCCTTTTTCTATTTTCTTGAATTTTTTTTCTGGTGTTTCGGAAGCGCTCGGCCGCGCTTCCTGTATTCCATTTAATTGTTTTAAGCATGTTCAACAGGTATCCAGTTATCATCCCTAAAAACCTTCAGGATTTCTTTTGTATAGATACTACCTATCTCGTCAAAAAATCCAACTTCGGATCCTTTAACATCAACCAGCAATGTGCTGCGCACGCCGCGGCCAACGATTGGTGATTCCATCACGATGCCAGATACTGGCGGCTGTAAGCCCATATGACTGTGAAGGATTTTATCCCCTTTTTTTATTTCTTTTATATTCATAGTCCCAGTATATCCCAGGTTCCCGCAGCATGTCAAATTATTTATTTTCAGGATTCGCGTATAAAGTGATTGACTTAACCCAGAAAATCTTATATACTTGGCAGGTGGTTGGGGATGGCGGTTAATATATATTCGGGCGGGCCCACCCGCTTGAAACCTTATTGGATTTGCGTGCGCGCGCGCTTGAAACCTTATTAAAAAAGCCCCCTTCGGGGGCTTGAGACCTTATTCATATTTTTTATTTTTTTTTTTAGAAGTGGCCAAGCTGAAAGCAAAGGTTCTGTATAGATTTACAGTTGCATTCAGCTAGCTAACCATTTCAACTTGACCCGAGATCCAACTGGTAGCGTCGCTCTTAAATTACAAACACCAATTGGATCACGGGTCAAGTTTAATTAAACCAATATAATATTGCCAGTCCGACAATTCCTAAAATTGGATATAACCATAAACTATCTATTAACATAACTTATCTTACATTATATAGGATACTTGTCAAAATATTTATTTTCTTAACTCGCGTATAAAGTGATTGACTTAACCCATAAAATCCTATACACTTGGCAGGTGGCTGGGGTTGGTGCAGGGTATATACTAAAGGCATTCAACCACAGGTTGAGCGGGCGGGCCCACCCTAAAAAAAAGAAATTTTTCTTTTGACATCTAATTAAATATCCCGTAATATCCTATTATGTTTAATAATAATGAAAGGGATAAAATGTACCTAGTAATAGAAAGAATAGAGTACGAAAGTATTGACCACACATTTAGTGTAGTCCAACACTCTACAAGTAAAGAGAAAGCAAATGCGTATTTAAACGCATTAATTACTCTTAATGAATTGGGTAAAGATAAAAAATCTTATTCAGTTGTTGAGGTATCAGATGTTAAATAAAGGAATATTTTACATTAAATACTTTTCTAAAAAAGACAACAAGATCATTGAACGTCAAGCTACACTTAATGATGATTGTTTTGAGAGTGTACATAAAGTGTT